GACGCTAGATTCTTTGGAGTTCCCCAGCGGCGCCGTCGAGTGTTCATTGTCGGATGTTTTGGAGGTGACGGTGAGCGAGCGGTACGCGCTCTCGGCGCGGGCGGCGAGGGGAATCTTGCGGCGGGCGAATGCTCGTGGCAGGGCGTTGCCGGAAGCGTTGCGGGTAGCGTTAGAGGCGCTAGCGGCGTGAAAGATTGGCCCGCCACCATTGCGCCGCCACTCAATGCGTCCTTTGGCGACAAGCTCGGCCTAGAAGATCAACACGCGCTTTCAGGTGCCGGACTGTTTGTTCCCAACAATAGGACTGTTGGCGCGCTCAACACTGGGAGCGGTATGCGCTTAGGGCATAACCGCGACGACCAGGTGGCGGTTGATCCGATCAGCAAACCGTTGTCAACGAGTAACCAACGGCTCGATCCAGGCGTGGAGTCGTTTGTGGTCGAGCGTCCTACGGTGAGCTTTCAGCTTGGCAATACGAAGGCAAACGGGTCGAATGTGAATACTGAGGGCGTGGCGTACACGCTTGACCGAGCGGCAGGGCAAGGCGTACTAGCGCCAGCAATCCAGGCCTCCGGGCCGCCAGGGTCGCGGCGCGATGACGAACAATCGCTAGTGGCTAGCACTTTGGCTGGTTCACCTGGGCGCGGCTACCGTATCGACGCTGAATCAGCGGCAGGTAATCATCTACAGGTTGATGGGCCGTCTGTCCGTCGCCTAACACCTACCGAGTGCGAGCGTCTGATGGGCTGGCCCGATGGCTGGACAGCAGTTGACGGCGACAAGACACCTGACGGCAGACGCTACGCAGCTTGCGGCAACGGGGTCGTGGCGAACGTCAGCGAGTGGATAGGGCGGCGCATTATGGCGATTGAGGATGAGTCGTGACCGTTGAAGACAAACTCCGTGCGGCTGGTATCACTCCGACCATCGACGCTTGCGCTGCCTACCGGCTCGCAGCCGCCGAGAGGTACAAGTTCGCAAACAGCGCCAATGCCGGTTCGCTACCTCTAACAGTGTGGCAACCTAAGAAGCGATGAAGCTTGACCGCGCCATAGACCTCTTCATCTCCGACTGGCGCAGCTACGGACGGATCAACTCACCGCACACTGAGAGCGCCTACCGCCGCAAGCTAGAAGTCCTCGGTGAAGTATCTAACCGCCGGCCAGTTGAGAAGCTAGGCAAGGCCGATGTCAAAGAGGCGCTCCGCTCGTGGCCTAATCCAAACTCTGCGCTTCAGGCTCATTCCGTCTATACCGCGTTCTTTGATTGGTGCCTAGAGGAAGACATAAGGAAGACAAACCCTGCTCGGATGGTTCACCGGCCTAAGAAGAAGCAGGCGATCATCACGCGGCTAACGCGGGCCGAAACGCAGCAGCTCCTAGAGTGGTCGATCACGGCGCCGCCGACCTACCGCTGGACGCTCTACCTCGGCGTCTGCGCTGGACTACGCAATCAAGAGCTCTGCCTGCTAGAGAAACGCGACTTAGAGCGTCCGGGGTTTATTCACATTCGCCAGGCGGCAGGGAAGGGGCAGAAGGAGCGGATCATCCCCGTCATCAGAGACTTGGAGCCGATCATTGACGAGATCCTTCAGGTCGGCCAGCCGGACGGAACGCTTCTCCGGGGCCGCGTTCAGGTTATGCCGCAGCGGAGCCTAGAGATGCGCGACAAAGCCTCCCCGATGAGCAGGGGCGGGATGTATAAGCTCGTTCAGCGCTCAGGTGAGCGCGCGGGCCTTCACGTACCGATCACGCCGCACACGCTACGCCACGCCTTCGGTGACTTCGTAGCCAAATACGCCGGCCTTCGCGTCGCGCAAGCCCTACTCGGCCACGCCTCGGTCGAAACCACTGCTGGAACCTACGTCGACCGCGTAAGCCTAGACGAGATGACGGTAGCGATGGCCGGTTTCACAATCTGGCCGGGGGTATCACTTGACAACCAACCAAATGAGCTAGGAGCTGGCAAGAATGACCGATAATGTAGAGAATCTCGCAACCTCGCAGGAATGGGACGACAGCCTCATAATGGGCCTCAGAAGGGGACTCCCGGAGCACAGCGGCGACGCTGAGGGAATCCTTGTTTCACTAGCCGGAGCGAAGGTGATACTGACGCTTGAAGACGGCGAGATGCTAGAGCTCGACCGCGTTGAGCTGATGGCGGCGCTGCAGCCGCCGCTTCGGGTAGCGGCGTGAGCTGGGCGAAGCTGGACGACCGCTTCCACTCCAACCCGAAGGTGAGTAGGGTTTGGCACACCTGCCCTTCGGCTATAGGGCTCTACGTTATGAGCATTACGCACTGCTCGCAGCACGAGACTGACGGCAGGATTGACGAGTACTTCATCGTCGGCTTAGTGCCGGATCAGATGGCGCGTAAGGTGATTATTGACGCTCTAGTTGACGCGGGGCTTTGGATTACGATTGAGGCCGGCGCGTATCAGATCCCGGACTATCTCGACTTCAATCCGAGCCACGCCGAGCAGGAAAAGCGCCGCAAGACTGAAAAGGCTCGTAAGGCTAAGGGCCGGAAAACTCAGGCTCAAACGAAAGATTCTGTCCGCGATCTGTCCGCGCGGACACTTTGCGCGCCGGGACAGCCGGACAACTTGCGCGCGGGGTCGGAGTTGTCCGGGCGTCCCGACCCGACCCGACCCGACCCGCTAGAGGGTTCTTACGCTTCAGAGGGTTCTTTCCTTGAAAGCGCTGGCGGCTCATACCTAGCGGGAAAGACAATCGAGGCATCTAGGGGGATGACTGGATGAGCTACCGCGAACTTCAAGAGCAGGGTAGGGTCGAACTAGAGCGATCAAAGGATCAGCGGTCACGTTCAATCTTCGACAGCGTTGAGGACTTCATCGCCTCGCGGCGAGAGTTCGACGATCTACCTGCCGGAGATCCGCACCTTCGGAACGCCGTCCTTTATTGCCGCCGTGAAGGGCTACCTATCGGCGCCGTCCTAACCGTCCGCAAGCAGATGGTGGCGAGATGGATCTAACAGCGGAGCCGGAATACCTGAAGCTCGTCAACCTCCTACACCGCCTAGAGCTAAAGAGCCACACTTCCGCTCTCGTGATTGACGCTGACCGTGTATCGGGTGGAAGTGGGACGACAGGCAACCGACCGCCAGGCGGGGCCGAGCGCAAGGACGACCGCGAGCCGGAGTATTGGCTTCGGTCTGTGACTCATTACCGCCGGCGCCTAAAGGGAGCCCGCAGCGTCAAGGCCGTAATGCTCATCACCGCTGACGTTGAGCGAACCTTGAAGGCGTGGGAGAAGGCGCCGGTTCCATCTGCTCCGTTGCCGGGGTCGCCGTTCTTCCGTCGCTACATCGTGGAGAGCGATAAGACAGTTGGCGAGCTCGCAAGATTGACCGGGGTGAGTAGGCAGTACCTACACCGGCTAAGGGCGGCATAGGTTCCGTCCGATCAGTTTGTCAACCTAGCCGTATCGTCGCACTCGTGCGCGATGAGCTACCGCAGACCAAAGATCCTCGGCGCCTAACCACCACGAGGCGCGATAGCTGAAACGTAAGGGAGGCAGCCGTGACCATCGTCTGCCACAAGTACGCGAACGGCTGCGTCTGCCCGGATTGCCGAGTCACGATCAACCAGATCAACGCTCACCGGCAAGCAGGCCGCAACCCGTTCACACCAGACGGCAAGATCAAACCACTACGAGCCAAGCCAAAGCCACAGCCCTGGGATCTCGCCGCATAGGAGGAACCAATGCTCATCGACGTAGACCTCGGCAATCGTCAAGTCTTCGTCAAGGGCCACAGGCTCCATCACGGCCTAGTGGGAGCAGTAGCAATCCTCGCCGGCGCTGTCCTCGCAGTTCACGACCGACACGACCTTCACCGCTGGATACCAGACGCGCGCATAAAGCGGCCAACCTCTCAATCGAAGGGCCGAGAATGAGCGAGCCGATCTGGAAGATGACCGATGAAGGTTTCGCCGTCACGTTCATACCCGTCTCGGATGATGACGGACGCAATCACATCGCCATCGCAGTAGGCACACCGACACCGCGCGTCCTAGTCAGCCTGCTATCGAGCGAGGCTAAAGAGCGGGCGACAGCGCACATTGCTTTAGCGATGGTGGCGCACGACAACTTGGAAGCTAAGGGATTGACGTTTAGGAGTGGATGATGGCGAAGATGCATCCGGCGACCCGCGAGAAGCGGATCAACTACTTGGCAGATCAGTGGAAGGACGATCTCTTCTCGGAGCTGCTGCTGCGGGGTAGGGACATTGAGGAAGCAGCCCTGGCGCTGAAGATTGACCAAACAGACGGGATTGTCTACTTCGTCCAGTGTGGAGATGGTGGCCCGATCAAGTTAGGTCACACGCGCCACGACATCAATAAGCGACTAGCTGCGCTCCAAACAGCTAACCCGTTCCTACTTACAGCACGACGCACTATCCCCGGATCGCGGAGGCTGGAGTCAATGCTTCACAAGCACTTCGCCCGCGACATCATCCTCGGAGAATGGTTCGTCGCAACCGAAGAGCTAGCAGCGATGTGTGGGGGAACGCCGACACCGGCTGAGTTCCTAGCTGGAGGAGTTTCTAATGCGTAAGAGCGATACAGATGTGACACCTAAAGGAGTGCAAGGCAAGCAGCGCAAGTGGAAGCCTGACTTCATCGCTGCGCTCTCAGAGGCCGGAACGGTCACGGAGGCTTGCCGCAAGTCTGGCGTATCGCGTACTACCGCCTATCGCGCTCGTCAGCAGGATGAAGCCTTCGCGCTTCAGTGGGCGGACGTTGAGGAAGAGGGAACCGAGCTACTGGAGAAGGTCGCCGTTCAGCGCGCAGTTGACGGCTCGGACACTCTGATGATCTTCCTACTGAAGAGTCGCCGTCCGCAGAAGTACCGGGAGAACGTGAAGATCGAACACGGCGGCGAGATCCGCACCGACCTTGACGAGCTAACTAGGGATCAACTTCGTGAGCGCGCTCGCGTCCTCCTCGGAGAGTGAGCTTCAGGCAGTAGTCGAAGCGCTTGATCGCAAGGACTGTCAAGCCTCTTCCGCTGACTTCATCGAGCGTCACTGCTTCATCGAGGAGCCGGACGGAACCGCCATCCCGTTCAAGCTCTGGCCCTTTCAGCGCGACGTTGTAGTTGCGCTAGAGGCAGGCGAGCCGGTGATCGTCCTGAAAGCTAGGCGGCTCGGCCTTAGCTGGCTAGTCCTTTGCTTCGCACTCTGGCTCGCCATCTTCAATCAGGGAACCCGCATCCTCGTCCTCTGTAAGACCGAGGGCGACGCGACCGAGCTGCTCGACCGTATCCGCCGCACTCTTGAACGTATCCGATCAGATCCAGCAAGCCAGCACATCCTCTCCCGCCTGGAGCGTCCAGCGAAAGAGCGCGACGCGGTAAAGACTTTGGACGTTGGAGCCTCGACTATTCGAGCTCTCGTTGGAACGCCGGCAGCGGCCCGCTCTGAGACAGCAGGGCTCGTGATCGCTGACGAGTTCGCCTTCCAGTCACGGGCTGATGAAATCTGGCGAGCCTTGACGCCGACCATCGACGGCGGCGGCAAGCTCGCAGTCGTCTCAACCGGCAACGGCCCGGACATCGGCGGCGGAACCGGCGCAGAGTTCGCGTCGCAGTGGAACCGAGCAGTCAGCGGCGAGTCCACGTTGACGCCGTTCTTCTTCTCGTGGGACTCGCGGCCTGACCGCGATGAGGCGTGGCACAAGCGAACGCTCGCAATGCTTGGCGACATCGAGCGCTTCAAGACTGAGTACCCGTCAAAGCCCGCCGACGCTTTCACTAGCCCGGACACCGACCTTGTCTACGATCAGACACACCTAGCCGCAGCAGTAGCGCTCGGCAAGCAGTACGACGAAGGCGACGCACCGTCCGGCCCGCTATGGCTTGGCATTGACTGGGGCGTAAACACTCACGCCTTACTTGCCTACCGCACCGCAGGCGGCGGCCTCTACGTCTTCGCTGAAGTGTTCGACAACGGGCGCGACCTGGCAGTGACCACCGCCGCAATCCTTAGAGCGATAGCCGACACCGGGCAGCGCGCAGAGTACGAACGCTTCGACGCAGCCGAGCCGGTGATTCATACCGAGTTCCGCCGGCAGTTCAAGACCGCGACCGGCTACAACCCGCGCTGGGGCTCAATCCCTTTCAACAAATACAAAGAGCTGGCCGTGAAGTACGCGACCTACCTAATGCGCCGCAGTCACTCGCAGGAGCCGTCCGCAGTCCTCGCCATCAGTCCTAAAGGCTGCCCGGAGCTAATCCGGCAGATGGGCCGCCTAGAGCGAACCGCTGACGGGAAGGTAATGAAGGGTGACGATCACGGCGCCGACGCGCTGCTCACCTTGACCGCCGAGCCGGGCGAGCAGTTCGCCAACGTAACCGTCACCGACTAGGAGCTTCCTATCCCTAACTTCGCATACGCGCTCCTAAGCGAGCTAGACGCATCACCCGCCTGGCCGCTGAAGCGTGAACGTCACGCCATCGCAAGGGTTCAGCGCCGCCGCGCGTTCTACGAGCAGGACGGGGCCGTGATCCGTTCGCTAGCCAACTGGGACATCCGCAGCCAAACCCTCTTCGTAGGTGACTCGCCTCGTCAGTACATCATCGACCCTTTGGCTTCCCGCATCGCAGAGGGCTACGGCGACTTCCTCTTCGGAGAGGACGTAGAGATCGAACCGGCAGCCCTTGACGGGGTTGAGGCCGCTAACGATCACGCCTTCCTAGAGAGCATCGTTGACGAGAACCACCTAGAAGCCGAGCTATGGACAGCCGAGACGCGCTGCATCAGCGAGGGCGAGGTCTGGTGGCACGTGTACGTCGACCGTGAAGTGGCAGACGTTCCGCTCGTGGAGTGGGTCAGCCGCACGAGCGTCACTCCGCTTTACCGAGGGAACCGTCTTCTAGCTTGCGCTTTCGTCACCTGCGTAGCTGAAACAGACGACACCTACTACCGCCTCGCTGAGATCCACGCGGACGGGATCGTAGTCAACGTGCTTTACATCGGCACCGTCGACAAGCTCGGCAGGCGCGTAGAGCTAACGGCCCTACCTTTGACTGAGAGCCTTCTGCCCGAATGGCTGACCGGCCTGCCGATGCTCGCCGGCGTGGTCAAGAACGGCTTCAACATCCGAGGCAACCTCGGCTTTAGCGAGTACGACCGCATCGAAAGCCTTCTCCTGGAGCTGAACGAGGCGCGCACTATCGGCTCAGAGAACGCAAGGCTGACCGCGAAGAAGCGCCTCTTTGCCAACTCGTCAATCCTCGCAACCGACAGCTCCGGCGGGAACGCCTTCCCCGTTGGCGAGGACATCATCTTGACCGACTCAGGCGGCGGGCCTATCGGCGGCGGCTCAGACAAGCCTCCAGTGACCGCAGTGGAATACAGCTTTGACGCTCTGCCGCTGATCGCTCACACGCAGGAGGTTGAGCGGACAATCCTTAGCCGCGTTGGACTCGTGCCGCAGTTCATCGGGACGGACGTTCAAGGTTCAAGCGACAGCGGGACAGCGCTCCGGCTGCGCTTCCTGCCAACCGTGAACGCAGCTCGCGCCAAGTCGCGCGAGTGGGAGTCAAAGCTGCCGTTGATAATGATGCTGGCGATGCTCGTCGATCAGATGCCGCTAGAGATGGGCGGCTTCGGACGCGAATACTTCACCGCAGGGCTCCGGCCATCCGTCAAGCTCGGCTCGGTTCTACCGACCGATGACGCCGAGCTGGTTCGCAACACTTCGCTAGCCGTCAGCTCGGAGATTATGAGCCGCGAGACAGCGATCAGCGAGCAGCATCCAGAGTGGGATCAGCAGGCCGTTCTCGAAGAGATCGACCGAATCCAAATAGACCTTTCCGGCGCGCCCGTAGTTCTGCCGCCGGCAGTGCAGTAAGTCAAATCCACCGAAGCCCGCTAGGTGCTCGCGTCGCTGCGAGTCATAAAACGCGCGGGACTGAAAGGACGTACCTATGTCTGATGACGTAGCAGTAGAAGAGGCCGTCGAAGAGACGGTAGAAGCGGTTGAAGAGGTCGTAGAGACTCCTGAAACCGTGACTATGAGCAAAGCTGAAGCTGACGCACTGCGCCGCGAAGTAGCGGAGCAGCGCAAGACAGCTAAGAAGCTCGCAAGCGCCGCAGAAGTAGCGGAGCGCAAGCGCCTAGAGGAAGAGGGGCAGTATCAAACCCTCGCTTCCCAGGCGGAAGATCGCGCCACCGTTGCAGAGGCCCGCGCCAAAGAGCTAGAGCAGCGCCAGCTCATCTCGCAGGTAGCATCGCGTCTGAAGTTCCGCGACTCCGCAGATGCCGTCGCGCATCTGAAGGATCGAGGCATTGAAGCCGATGATGAGGCAAGCGTAGAGAACGCACTAGCTGCGCTCGCTACCGAGAAGTCGTATCTGATCGAGCAGTCCATCCCTACAAGGACGGGCGGCTCAGTCACCTCGGACGCGCCTCAGACCGTGACCATCGAAGCGCTCCGGGGAATGACCCCGGCTCAGGTCTCGGCGCTCGACCCGGCGGAAGTTCACCGGGCGCTCTCCGGCTCATAACGAGCCTTCAATCCCTAAACCTAAAGGAGTCCTAGCTAATGGCTTTGACTAACTTCATCCCGGCTGTATGGTCGGCTTCGCTACTGACGAATCTCCAGAAGAGCCTCGTCTTTGGCAACCTCGCAAACCGTGACTACGAAGGCGAAGTCGCCGGCGCAGGTTCGACGGTCAACATCAACGCAATCGGCGCAGTGACGGTCGGCTCATACACGAAGAGCACCGACCACAGCGTGCCGGAAACTCTGACTTCAACTCAGAGCATCCTCGCCATCGACCAGCAGAAGTTCTTCAACTTCTTGATTGACGATGTAGACAAGGCTCAGACGGTTCCGAAGGTAATGGAAGCGGCTATGGCCGAAGCTGGATACGCGCTCGCCAACGATGTAGATAGCTACATCTCTGGCCTTCACGCCTCCGCCTCGTCCTCAAACCTCGTCGGCTCAACGGCTACGCCTACCGCTCTCACGAGCGCTAACGCTTACGAGTCGCTGGTCACGCTGTCGAAGCTGCTCTCGATCAGCAACGCAAGCAAGCAAGATCGCTGGATCGCGCTTCCGCCGCAGTGGATCGCTCTACTGCTAGCTGACAGCCGCTTCGTAGCGTCTGGCGCTCCTGAAGGTGACGCTCGCCTCGTGAACGGCCTTGTCGGTCGCGCTGCTGGCTTCAACATCTACGAGACGAACAACACGACCATCGTCTCGTCCACGAAGTACAAGGTGCTCGCCGGTACGTCACAGGCAATCACCTACGCAAATCAGGTTGATTCGGTAGTCGCCTACCGTCCTGAGCTGCGCTTCGCAGATGCCGTCAAGGGTCTGCACATCTACGGCGCGAAGGTAGTCCGGCCAGAGTGCCTGGCTTGCGCCACCGTCACCTTCTAAAGAAGGTTTCAGCGACGCTCCGGCGCTACTCAGTTGAGTAGCTAGGGCTAGGCAGGGTTCGACTCCCTGCCGTCGCTTCAGTTTGTGGACACCTACGGCCACAACTTGCATCGCTAAACGAGGAGAATCCTTTGCCGATCACCGTCTACTACTCCGCCGCCGCGACTTTGCGCGACGAGCTGGGCGTATCCTCAGTGGTTCTAACCGATGACGCCGCGAACCGTCTGATCCGCAAGGCCGAAGGTGAGATCGACCGGCTAATCGGGGTCAGGCCGACCGATGACACGACAGGCCGCAAGGTCGTACAGGCTGACGTTGACGCTTGGCAGTGGACGAAGCTCGGCAGGGCTACGACCGTAATCGCGGCAGCTATCTACTCCAACGCGGAAGGAATCGACCTACCGCAGTGGGAGCGCGTCAAGGGGCCGGACTTTGAGTTTCAAGGCCCGAACAGCTCGACGAGCCGCGAAGCCCTCAACGAGCTAGATCAGAGCGGCCTACGTCGCTTGACCGGCTCCGCTCACGGCAGGGTGCCAGGACGCTTCGATTCATTCCTACAAGCTACGAGACACGGGGGGCCATAAGTGGCTGACAACGTAAGCATAAATGCGAGCTCAGGGACAGCCAACGTCAGCACCGATGACGTAGGCGGAGTGCAGTTTCAGAACGTCAAGCTAGACATTGGCGGCAACGGCCTAAGCGTCCCGCTCTCCTCAACTAACCCGCTGCCAGTCACCGCTTCGGTTATCAACGCTTCGATCACCGATGGGCGACCGGTAGTCACGACCGCCGGCACGCGCGTCGCCCTAGCCTCCTCAACGGTCGTCAAGGAAGTAGTCATCACCGCCGAGACAGACAACACCGGCATCGTGGTCGTCGGCGGCTCAACCTGCGTCGCTGCTCTTGCTACTCGGCGCGGTATCCCGCTGAACGCTGGCGACTCGGTGAGCTTTCAGATCACAAACCTAAACGCGATCAGCATTGACTCTACGGTCAGCACTGATGGCGTGACTTACGTGGCGTTCTCCTAATGGCTAGCGTATCGAGGGTTGCTAACGAATACACGGTTTTGGGTGTTCACACGCTCACAACGGCGTTTACTACTTCGGCAACGCATACGACTTATCAGGATGAGGGTTTGACGTTGAGCGTTACTTATTTACCTTCACGTATTCTGCGTGTGTCGTTCAATCTCAATCCATTTTGTTCGGGGGGGGTGCAAGCTATGGCGTTTCAAGTGTTGCGTGGCGCAACGTCAACGCGCGAGTTTTTTATCAACCCTGTTGCGTTGTCAGCCGCCGGCGTGACTTACGTCGGTCTGTCACATACGTTTAATGGGCCTGCGACGGGCGCAACCGAAACCTTCAAACTGCAAATCAAGGCGGGCGATGCAAACACTGCTGTTCAGTCGTATGGGGCCGCGACCATACCGCGGCAGCTTATCGTTGAAGACTTGGGACCACAATAAGGGGGCATTGAATGGCATCTGTTACTAGGAATCCACGACCACTATTCGTTACGACACTGCCACCGGCAGCTGACGGAATGGAAGTCTATTACCGCGCTGACTCAACTAACGGCGTTATCTGGCATCTACGTGCTCGCTCGGTGGCTAATGGTGGCTCCGCTACGTACCCCTGGGAGTTCGTCGGGGGGGGGGCTTTAGCTACTGATTCACTCAGTCAGATTGCCGCGACTGCGGCTTACTCAGTAGCTAATGCTTGGGTGAGTATTGGGGCTGCGGTTTCGGTTACGGCACCGCTCGCCGGCGAATACCGCTGCGACGCTACGGCAACGGTTTACAATCGCTCAACAGGCACCGGCTCAATCGGTGTTGCTAATCCGACGACACCAGCGTTTCAAACAAGCTATACAAGCAGCGGCGATCAATTCGGCGTACACAGCATTTCGCAAACCCTTACGGCAACCGCCGCCGCCGTCTTGACGCTCAAGTTTGCTTTCACGGCAACTAGCGACATCAACTTCTATCGTGCGAGCACATCAGTCAGCATCACACCTATAAGGGTTGGCTAAGAAGGAGGCAGTATGAGTTTGCTACTGCTACTCCAACACGCAGACAAGGGGAAACCGTGACTAACGCAACGCTAACCACGATCACGGTTCCCGGCTCAGTAGATGCTTACGGCGACCCAGCCTCCAACACCTCAGCGTGGACAGGCGCAGTGAAGGGCTACTTGAAGCGGCCTCGTATTGAGCAAACCGGCGGCGACCTAGAGGCAGATCGCAAGTCCGACACCTTCGTAGCTAACGCAAGCAGCGCCCGCACCTTGATCGCCGCAGTCGTCGCCGGCGCCGACGCGCAGGCCGCGACCGTAACGATCATCGACCGCAGGCAAGCAGTCCCCGTCACAAACACTTACCGCGTCAAGGGGCTGGAGCTGATCGCCGCCGGAACGGTCGCAGGTAGCGTCCGGCTAGTCCTTCGCCGCGAAGCGCCGTAGATGGCAAAGCGCGAGCCGTTCCCTCACGACGATCTCGTGGAGGAGATGGCGCGAACCTTCCGTGACGTTCAGCGCACTCTCGCCGCGCAGATCCAGTCAGCAATCGCGCAGGGCCGCCTAGAGTACGCCGCCGAGCGCCGGATGCAGTACGCCGCAGTCCTGGCGACGCTCGACCGGCTCGGAGCGCAGACCGACCAGCAGGCTCGCAAGGTTGTCGCCGATGCTTTCAAGGAAGGCGCAGGCAAGACCGGGGCTCAGATCAGCCAGCAGGCAGGCTTCGCCGTCTCGGTTCCGTTCAGCTTCACCGGGGTTCAGCAGGACGCTATCGAAGCGCTCCAAAGGGAAGTAGTCGACAGTCTTGGAATCAGCCGCCGAACGGTTGGCCGCAGCGTCGAAGACCTCTACGCGAAGGCTGGCCGCAGGGCGACCGTTAGAGCGCTTCTAGGCGCTGATGGTAGTCCGCAGATAGCAGCGCGTCGGCTCAAAGCAGACCTGCTTAGAGAGCCCTACGTGAAGCGGCTGATTGAGAAGGGCGGAACCGGGTTCACCGACCGCGCCGGCAAGAAGTGGAGCCTCCAAAGCTACTCAGAGATGGTCGTCCGCACTACGACCCGCAAAGCAGTCGTCGAAGGTCAGATAGCGAAGATGGCGAGCCTCGGCGTGAACCTCGCAAGGGTCAGCACTCACGCCTCAGCTTGCGCGATCTGCGTACCAAAGCAGGGGCGCCTAGTCAGCCTTGACGGATCGACAAGCGACTACAACGGCGAAGCGGTCGCGGATCTCTCGTCGGTAGGTGCGCCGCCGTATCATCCGAACTGCCGTCACACTTTGCAGCCGGTCGTCGCGGACATCGAAGCGCTTCGTCAAGAGATGGGAGTCACCGTTGCCTGAAGTCCGATACGTGGGCCTCGCCTTTCTTCACTCTCGCGGCGTTGAAGCCGTAGCGCAAGCAGTCGGCAAGGCCGCGCTGGATCTTGAAGGCCGCGCGCAGGCCGTGACTCCAGTTGACACCGGCACACTAAAGGCTTCGATCCACGTTGAAGGGCCGGAGGTTCGCGGCAACGAGGCAACCGCCAAAGTCTCAACCGGCGGCGAGTCTTCCGAGTACGCGATCTACGTTCACGAAGGCACGAGCCGGATGGCGGCCAGTA